AAACAATAAATAATAATTATGGCAGAGTTAGACAAAATTCCACAAAAGCAATCAATTGAAATTGAAATTGCTAAATTAGATGAGGCAGTATTAGCAAATATTACAGACCTAAATCAAAAATCAAACAATCTAATTGCAGATTTTGGACAAATTTATATTAGAAAGAGAGAAATTGAAGAGGAGTTAATTAGATTGGATGAAATTTTAGAAAAATCAGAAAGTGATTTCAAATCTATCAATTTACAATTAAAAGAAGTTTTAGAATCATTGGATGATAAATACCCACAAGGTAGAATTAATTTACAAGAGGGTACAGTTCAATATCAACCAGGTGCACCAAGTAGAAAGCAATTAGCTGAACAACAAGCTCAACAGCCTGCTAGTTCTGGGATGAAAGTTGTAAAAGAATAATATCGAATATTTATATAGCAAGAACTATATAATGAACGGATTATCAAACTTTTTAGTAGAATCAATATTGTTGGAAGCGGATTCCATAGACAAAGTAGTTGTTGTCTATTCGGGCCGCTTTCAACCTTTTCATAAGGGTCATTACGCAACTTATGATAATTTAGTACGCAAGTTCGGAAAGGATAGTGTATATATCGGAACTTCTAATGTTACCGATTCAAAAAAATCTCCATTTAATTTTAAAGAGAAGAAAGCAATAATGACAAATATGTTTGGTATCCCATCAAACAAAATTGTGAATATCAGAAATCCGTATGCACCTGAAGAAATTTTAAAAAAATATGATGAAGATACAACTGGTTTAATAGTTGTAGTTGGTGAAAAAGACCAAAATAGATTAAGTGGTAAATATTTCACTGCATATAAAGGAAAGGTAACCGAACCTTATTTAGATAGAGGATATGTTTACGCATCTCCTGCTACTGCAAATCCTATTAGTGGTACTGATGTTCGTTATTGGTTAAGTGCCGGCAGTGAAGCTGAAAGAAAAAAGAATTTTACAAAAGCATATCCAAAGTTTGATGACCAGATTTTTAAAATGATTACTCTTAAGTTGAAAAAACTTAAAGAATGTATTAATGAGGAAATTAGTTTAAATGTAAAAGTTGGTGATACTTTACTGATGGGTAAATTCAAAAACAAAAAAGTATTAGTTAAAGATATTGGTAAAGATGAATATGGAATGCCAACAATTAATGGTAAAAAAGCAGTAACATTTAGAATACCCAAAAAAGAAGATTTAAAAGAAATGGGACTTGGTGGTGGAGCTGGTGTTGGTTTAAGTTTACCTGGTGGATATATTAATGGTGCACCAAAAGCTGATGATGTTAAGAAAGTTAGTAAAAAACTTAACAACAAAGGTATGAGTGGATATGAAGAAGTTGAAGAAGTAGTAAATTCTAAAAATCATAAAACTGAAACAGACGCAGAATATAATTTTTTACACCATCACAAAACTTCTGGATATGCTCCTGATTATGGACATGAAGCTGAATTGGATACGATAGATTTTGATGATGATAGAAAAAAAGAACCAGGTCATCAAACTAATACAAAAGATACACAAAATAAAGGGTATGAACCTGTAAAAGAAATAGCTGTACAAACTGATAGAATACCTGGTGGATTGGCAAAGGGTAAAACATTAGTTGATTTATCTAAAAGATGGGATTCTAAAGGATATTACAACCCAACTCAATTTGCAAAAGAGTATATTAAACCAAAATTATTAAAAGGTATTAAGGTTGAAATGGAGCATACAACCGATGTTCGTATTGCAACTGAAATAGCTATGGACCATTTATGGGAAGATATTAACTATTATGAAAAGTTAGCATCAATTGAAAAAAATAGTATAGCTGAAACAAGTGGTAATGGTGCTTTCTATAATGATGGTAATGCAACAAGCGGTACAATGTGGAATGCTGGTTGGGATGATTATGATAATGAGGGATATTATTTAGATAACTTAGATGGCTGGGATTTCTTTGATGAGATACCATCTGAAAGAGAAAAGAAAAAAGCAATAGACCAAACATTACCAATAGATGCGCATAGTGATGTAGTTGATAAATACAATCGTATTAGAAAGTATGGATTCAAACCACCAGCAGATTTAAACGAATCATTATTAACCGAAGGTGGTGCATATGGACATATGAATCATCCATTTGATATTGAAATGAATCTTACATTTAGCGATTTAAAAAATATTGTAAGTAAAGCACTTAATGGTGATTTGGAAACCGCAAGAGAAAAGACTGATGGACAGGCATTGGCAATTAGTTGGGTTAATGGAAGATTAGTTGCGGCTCGTAATAAATCTCATTTAAAAAATGGTGGTGTTGGAGCTATGACAATTGGACAGGTAGCCGATAAGTTTGCCGGTAGAGGTGGATTGACAGATGCTTACAATTTTGCTATGCAAGATTTATCAAAAGCAATATCAGGTCTATCGGAAGCTCAAAGAAAAATGGTATTTAAAAATGGTACATGCTTTATGAACTTGGAAGTAATATACCCAACATCAGTAAATGTAATTCCATATGGCCAGCCACTTTTAGTATTTCATGGTACATTTGAATATGATAAGGAAGGTAATGTAGTTGGTGAAAACCAACAAGCTGCAAGAGTATTAGCAGGTATGATTAAACAAGTAAATGCACATGTTCAATCTAAATACACAATACAAGGACCTCCAATGCAATCTTTACCAAAATCAGATGATTTAAGTTCCCGTCAAGGAAAGTATTTTTCAATGATTTCTAAATTACAATCGGAATTTGGATTAAAAGATTCTGATGGTGTAGCTGATTATCATCAAGCATGGTGGACAAACTTTGTTGATAAGAATGCTAAGAAATTAGACGCACAGCAAAAAATAGGATTAGTTAAGAGATGGGCTTTTGGAAATAAATCATTTAGAATCGCTGATATAAAAGATGATAAATTAAGAGCTTGGGCTGAACAAATTGATAAGCAAGACCAGCAAAAAATATCAAAACAAAATCTAATGAGATTTGAGGAGATATTCTTAGGAGTTGGAGCTGATGTATTATCGTTTATGACTTCAGTACTTACAGCAAATCCTGATTCAGCTAAAAAGCAAATGGTATCTCGTTTACAAAGTACAATATCTCAAGTAAAAGCAAGTGGTGACCCTAAAAAGATTGCAAAATTAAAATTAGAGTTACAAAGACTTAATGCTCTTGGTGGATTTGATAAGATTGTACCAAATGAAGGTATTGTATTTGTATATGGTGGTAACACTTACAAATTAACAGGTGCATTCGCACCCCTAAATCAAATTTTAGGTATTTTCTTCGATAAATAATATCGTTTTCTTTATTTTGATATACTTATATATACGAATATATTGTATATAATATGGCAAAGGAATTTAATAAAAAGTTTATGCATCCAACTCGTAGAAAGTTGGTTGATATGGTTTTGACTGGTGGTGAGTATGAAAAAAATACACAAATATCATTTTCTGGTGCAGATAAAGAAAAAGTAAAAAGAGAAGTTGGTGAAAGATGGACTGATGATAATGGTAAGTCTTGGCAGCAGTATGAAGCTGGAAAAATAGAAGTTTCAGAATTAGGAGATATTATGGCCGAAACAAGAGCTTATTTAGATAAGTTAAATACTTGTAAATCTGAAAATTGTAAAACAATCAAAATAGGTAGAGTTGATAAAAAATTAATATCTAAAACTGGATATTGTTTGCATTGTCTTACATTAAGAGAAGCTCAAATAAAATATGATGGGTTGTGGGAAGCATATGAAGATTATAAAATATACTCTAATATGATTGCACATGGTAATGATATAGTAGCTCAATTTAAGCAAGCTTATAGAGATGCAAAACAAACATACGAAGTAGTTCAAGAAGATGGTAAGATTGAAACTTGGAGTATGGAGAGAGATGTAGAAGAACTTAAAGCAGAAATCCTTTTAGAGATTGTTAAATTTGAAGGAGAGATTGAGCAGGCTACAAAACTAAGAAATGAAGCTTACGATAAATTAAAACATAAAAATTACGATTTAGTAAGGCCTCTTAAAGATTAGTATGAGTACAGGTATAACACAAAAGAAATCTTTAAAAGATATTATTGCAGAAGAATACAAAAAGTGTGCGGTAGACCCAATTCACTTTATGAAGAAGTATTGTATGATTCAGCATCCGGTGAGAGGTAAGATACCATTTCACCTATTTCCATTTCAAGAAAGGACTTTAACTCAATTTAAAGATAATAGATTTAATATAGTATTGAAATCACGTCAAACTGGTATTTCAACCTTATCGGCTGGTTACGCACTTTGGAAAATGATATTCAATACGGATTTTAATGTGTTGGTTATTGCAACTAAGCAAGATGTAGCAAAGAACTTAGTAACTAAGGTGAGAGTAATGCATGAATTACTTCCTAGTTGGCTTAAAGGAGGTTCTTTGGAAGATAACAAACTTTCCCTTCGTTTACAAAATGGCTCTCAAATTAAGGCTATTGCTTCATCTCCTGATGCAGGACGTTCTGAAGCCTTATCACTTCTTATATTTGATGAGGCCGCCTTCATTGATGATATTGATGAGATTTGGGTGGCAGCTCAATCTACATTATCAACGGGTGGTAGTTGTATTGCATTATCTACTCCAAATGGTGTGGGTAATTGGTTTCATCAAACTTGGTTAGGGGCTGAAGAAAGTAGAAATCCATTTAATACAATCAGATTACATTGGACAGTACATCCTGAGAGAGACCAAAAATGGAGAGATGAGCAAGAAAAACTATTGGGACAAAAGAAAGCAGCTCAAGAGTGTGATTGTGACTTTGTATCTTCTGGTGAAACTGTAATAGAACCTGAAACCCTAATGTTCTATAAAGAAACATACATACAAGACCCAATTGAAAAAGGTGGATTTGATGGAAACCTTTGGAAATGGGAACATCCTGATTATAACAAATCGTATATGGTTGTAGCCGATGTAGCTAGAGGCGATGGAGCCGATTATTCAACGTGTCATGTAATTGATATAGTAAATTCTGTTCAAGTAGCTGAATATAAAGGTAGGGTTGATACAAAAGATTTTGGAAACTTCTTAGTTGCACTTTCAACTGAATATAATGATGCTTTACTTGTTATAGAGAATGCAAACATTGGATGGGCAACAATTCAGCAAGTAATTGATAGAGCTTATAAAAACTTATTCTATATGAGTAAGGATTTAAAATATATTGATGTAGAGAATCAAATGACGAATAGATATAGAGCGGAAGAAAGGGGATTGGTAGCGGGATTTTCAACTACTTCTAAAACTAGACCTTTGATTATATCCAAATTAACTGATTATTTTAGAGAGAAATCAGTTATAGTTCGTTCTACTCGTTTGATAGATGAGTTGTTTACATTTATCTATATGAATGGTAGAGCTGAGGCTATGAAGGGTTATAATGATGACTTGGTAATGGCATTTTCAATTGGATTATGGGTTAGAGATACTGCACTTCGTTTAAGACAAGAAGGTATTGATTTAACTAAAAGTGCAGTTGGTGGAATTACAAATCATACATACAATGGTGTGTATGGGGGTGGAAACACTATGGATGATAATCCTTGGGCAATGCGAATTGGAGATGGATTTGAAGATTTAACTCAATGGTTGTAGGGTTTTGATATTTTACGATATTTATGTTATATAATGTCAAAATAGGATTTTTATAGAAATTAATAATAAATTATGGCAGAGCAAGAAGAAATAGATGATAGGAGTTTTTTTGGTAGATTAAAGAAGTTGTTTGCATCACAAGCTATCGTAACCGTTGATAAAGATGGTAAGCGTAAGGTTGTTGATACTGATGACCGCCAGATGAATACAAATTTCGTAAATCTTAGAGATAGATATACAAAGTTACAAAGGTCTTATTATGAGACTAATCAGGGTGCACAATCAATGGCATATCATCAAGTTCGTAGAGAACTTTTTAGAGATTATGATGCTATGGATAATGACCCAATTATAGCATCTGCATTAGATATTTACGCTGATGAATCTACTACAAAGAATGAATATGGTGATATATTAGCAATCAAATCAACAAATGAAAATGTAAGTGCAATACTTCATAACTTATTTTATGATGTAATTAATATAGAATTTAATTTATGGCCTTGGGT